CGACGGATACTGGACCGTTTCGTCTTTCTGGTATGCCGGTTCGCACACCTACATCGAGACGGTCGAGGACATCCTGACCACGACGGCCGACGGGCTCTGTGAGATCCCGCGGGTGGCCGATTTCTCGTCGCACGTGTTCACCGGGCAGTGGGCTCAGTTCTGGGATATTTGGTTCGACGACCCGGCCGCGGTCACCGCCGACGAGCTTGCCCTCGTCCTGAACTCCTACTTGCAGCACACCACCGCCCGGGCGCGTGGCGACAACGTGACCCTGCGATCGAACTACGCCGGGTCGACGGTCCTACTGCAATGGGATTTCGAGGGGAACACTGGCTCGGATTGGGGGGTGGACGACGTCGGGATCGCCGACACCTGGGACGACGTGTCCGCGATCGCAGCTGTGTTCGCCGAGGGGTCGGACATCGCCGGCACCGCCGAGACGTTTTTCTGGTTCGAGCAATACGACGATTTCGAGAGCGCGGGCCCCGTCGAGGCCGAGTTCCTCTCCTACTACGAGGTGCTCAACGGTGTCGGTGTGCCGCGGGTCCTGCCCCGCGACGCGGACACGTTCGGCGAGGGGTGGAACGACGACCCGCTCTCGCTACCGGTGGGGGACTGGTACTCGCCGCAGCAACGCAACGGCAGGATCTACGGGGACCCGGTCAGCTTCCCGTTGCAGATCAAGGCGAACCGCGATCAACTCTGGGCCTGGGACTACTCCGATCCGACCAACCTGTACGAGGTGGCGGTGACGTCGGGGATCTACGACACACCGGCCGCGCTGCTCACCGACCTGCAAACTCTGTGGGCGGCGCAATTCCCTCTGTCGCCGAACACCTTCGGCGCCGAGGAGCAGCCCGACGGGACCTACCGGATCTGGCTCGGGTGGGACGGGGTGACCGCGGTTCCGACGGTCGCCGCGGCGCAGCTTTACGCGGGGCCGAATCTGTCCTACGAGGAGGGAGCCCGCGAAGCTCTCGGGTTCAACGGCACCGGACCGAACGACACCACCGGAGAGATCCGGGCACCAGAGGAGGCGATCGAGGGGACGTCGCCGCCGTGGGACGAGAGCGAGCTATACGGATCGGACAAGTGGACCCTCGCCTCGTACTCGCTATATGCGATCGGAGGCGGACATCAGGACGACCCGATCTGGCCGGGGCTACAACCGGCGATCTTCGACGTGTCGATCGGTTCACCTCAGGGCGTCGAGCTGATCGACCCGGCGGGGTGGGGCGGCGCGTTGATCGATCCGCTGACCTACGTGTGGACAGATGACTGCTTGTTCGATACCGACGTCGGGCCGGGCGAGTTGTTCGAGGACTTCGAGGAAGGATGGTAACTCATGAGCAGTGTTGATTGGACGGAGCAAGGAAACTCACTCTCGGCCGGCATCGTGGCCCGCGGGGCGACCGGCGGGATCACGCCGCCGAACGGTGGAGGCTCCGCGGTGTACGCGATGAACTGTCTGGACGGGACGGTGATCGGCGGCGTCGCTCTCCGCGTCGCGCTGTCGGACTACAACCCGACCGCGAAAGGTGCGTCGGTCCGGGGCACGGTGAAGAAGCTTTCGAGCGCGTCCAACACAGGCTTCACCCCGTTCCTATTCTGCATGTGCGGGGGCACGGACATCGACGACAACGCCTATATTCTCGGCCTCGAAAACCGGCACCCGTACCGGATCGTTTTGGTGAAGGGATCGCTGCTCGCCGGTGTTCCCGAGGCGGTCGACGGTGCCTACCTGCGACGGTCCTCCGACGAGTACCAGATCACCGAGGACAAGCACCACCACCTCAGGCTCGACGCGATCGCACAACCCTCCGGGGACGTGTACTTGCAGGTCTACGAAAACGACCTCGACGTCAACCCTGTCACCGCCCCGGTGTGGACGGCGATCCCGGGAATGGCTCAGTTCGTGGACGACGTCGCGGGGATCAACTCTGGCTCGGTACCGTACACCGCCGGTTACCTGGGGTTCGGGTCGATCTTCCAAGAGGCGGTGTCAACCCGTGTAGCGTTCGACCACTTCCAAGCTCTGAGGCAGACCTAGCGATGGGGATCACTCCACCACTCCCGGGGACGCCGTCCGACGGGCAGCTGCCCCCGATGCCGGACCCGCCGAAGGGTGACCCGACGGTGTACCGCGGAGACGGTACCTTCTTCAAAGCGAGCCGGGCAATTCTGACCGGTCGCCGCGAGGACGCGGATGGGGTTTATCGGTTCATCCTCGGCGCCGACGATCCGAACGAGGTTGTCGAGCTTTCCGAGGGCGGATCGGAGGTGTCGGCGGTGATCGACTTGACCGACGCCGACCTGATCAGCTTCAACGCCGAGGCGGTGGTGCCTGCGGTGCCGGCCGGGGCGAGTGAGGCGTGGGTTGTCAGCATCCTGATCGACGGGGTTCTGCTCGCCCGGCACGACCTCGCCGCCGAGCAAACCACCGATCTCTCTGACCTCGGCGCGCCGGTTCGTCGGTACACCGGCGAGCACGAAGTAACGCTCCGCTTTTGGTGGCAGGTGTAGACCATGGGAATCACGACCGGACAGCTGCTCGCAATGCTCTCCTCGGAGGAGGCGAGCGTCGCAACGATCGTCGGGGACTTCGCGCTCGTCATGCGGGCCCCGTTGCCCGACGAAGTGCAGGTCCCGCTCGGGTCGACGGTGGCGCTCAGGGTGGTCGCGCTCGAGGGGGATCCGGTCGTCGCCGGCGAGGGGGTTTCCGAACTGGAAATCCGGGTCGACGGGACTCTCGTTTTCGACCTCACCGGAGGGTTGTTCGTCGACGTGGATTGGCAGGGGGCCGGGAACGCTCAGGCTCCGCACACCGCAACCGATCCGTACACCTTTCATGAGGTGACGCTGGACCCGACGTCGCCGCCTCAATGGACCACCGAGCAGGTCGTGACCGTCGAGGTGTCCGGCGAGGATCACCTGTCGAACACGTTCTCGGAGAGCTACAGTTTCACCGCGCTGGACGTCACACCGCCGCAGGTTGTGTCGGCCGAGGCGATCGATCGACAGCAGGTCCGGGTCACGTTCTCGGAAGCAATGGCGACGACCCCGCAGAACGGCGCCGCGGAGGTGACGTCGACGAACGCCGGCCCGTTCAACCTCTCTGGCGGTGAGACTCTCATCGTGGCGATCGGGGCGAGCAGCAAACGCTAACCTTCGATGCGCCGATGTTCCTCGCTCCGGGGGCGGCGACCGACGCCGAGGTCGCGTTCGCTATCTCAGCCTTGCTGGACGGCGCCGCTGGCTCAGAGGCCGCGGGCGGGGGTGTCACCATCGCCACCGACGACCGCGGCGACTCAGTCTCGCTTCAGGTCCTCGGAGGGACGGCGAATGCAGTGCTCGGGTTTCCGGTCGCGGCGGCCTACGGATCCTCGGCCTACGTGCTCGCGGCCGAGAACTTCACGTTCACCCGGCACAACGTCTTTCCAGAGGTGGCGGTCAGCCTGACGGCCGAATCGGTGCAGCTGGTCGACGGGTCCGGCGATACTCAGGTGGACGTCTCGACGCAGTGGGCCATGACCCCGGGCGCACCCTACCGCGTGACGGTCGACGACGACGTCGAGGACGCGCATTCTGTGCCGATCGACCCCGACTACCTATCGGCCGAGTTCGACGGTTGGAGCCCGCCGTGGCCGGCGAGGCGGGACGCGAGCCTCGAGGTCCCGGCTGACCTGTACGAAAAGGACGCCACCGGGCACGCGACCGCGATCATCAATTGCTTCCAAGAGGTCGAGGACCTGATCCTCTACGACATCGACACGCTGATCGATCCGATCGACCCGGACCTTGCGTCGGACGCGGAGATCGACCTGCACCTGACCGAGTTGGGGAACCCGTTCGATTGGGCCGACCTCGACCTGACCGCGGCGCAACGACGCAAGCTCGCCGAGTTGTTGCCGACCCTGTACCAGTACCGCGGGACGGCGCAGGGGATAGAGGCTGCGATCCGGTTGCTACTGGAAATCGAGGTCGAGGTGGTGCCGCATTGGGCCGAGGTCTGGGTGCTCGGCGAGGACCTCCTCGGAGATTACTACCCGGCGCAAGTATTGTCGGCCAACCCGCAGACCTACAATCTTTCGGCGGCGTCGCTCGACCTTTGGATTGCGGTGGACGGGGGGCACACGATCCAGGGAGTCGACACCGGCGCGCCGAGCTTCACGGTCCCGGGGCCGGTGGCCTCCCTGTTCACCGCCGGCACGATCTTCCGGGTGGTCGACTCTACTGGCAACGACGCGACCTATGAGGTCGACGCGGCCGGCTCGACCGACACCGGCGACGAGACGATCATCCCGCTGACCACCACCCCGCCGAGCGCGCTGGCGGACGGGCGCATCGTCGACCGGATCGAGTTCTCGAACGTGGCGGGGATCGACTTCGCCACCCCGACCGCGGCGACGGCCGACGAGGTCGCCACGGCGATCGCGGCCCGCACGGAAGCAGGCGCAGCTGCGCTCGATCCCGGGGGCGGTACGGTGGTCGCTGTGATCTCGACCAACCCGACGGGAACGATCCAAGTAGTAGGGGGCACCGCCAACGCGGTGCTCGGTTTCGATACGAGTCTGCACAGTTCGACGGGCGGTTGTGTCCTCGGTCCGACAGACTCTCGCGGGATTCGAACCTTTGACATCGTGACGAACGAAACGCTATCGTCTTTGGAGGAGTCGTTGATCGAACGGATCGCGGTTCGCTTCAAGATGGTCAACGAACACTTCGGCAGGATCCGCACCGGCTACGTGGTTTCCGACGACGGAATCTGGCGGCTCGGATCAAGCCGGCTAGGGGACGACACGGTCCTCGGCTGAGGGAGAGCACGGCATGGACAAACGAGATTTCTATTACCTCGAGCGGGTTTTGGAGAGCGACTTGGATCAGGTCCAAG